AGAGCGAGCAGATTTGAACTACGCGACTCAATGCTACCTGGAGCTATGTGCAGGAGCTACACGCATTGAAGACGAAAAAGTAGTTGAAATTGCTTGTCAAGAATCCTAAGCGCGGAGGTGAATAATGGCTGATTTATATACCACAGAATACACCAATGCGATTAATAACAATACTCGCAACAGCCCTAACAAAGAGGGCGAGGTGCATTACTTTTACTGCCGATTCACGGGAACGGCATTAACATCATCCGATACTTTGTATGTTGCCAAGATGGAAGCGGGATCTAAGATTTTGCCGCAAAGCTTGGTAATTATATCGGATTTAGAAGCCTCAGCATCTGTTTCAGTTGGCTACGCGGCCCATACGGGTATCGACGGGACCAGCGTATCCGCAGACCCAGACGCTTTTATTTCTGCCCTAGACGCTTCTTCGGCAAGAACTAAAACCAATTTTGATGAGTCTACGACTCACGACGACGGTTTTACGTTTACCGGATCTGGGGATATTACGTTGAGTTTGGCGGCTGGGACTTCAGTTGCTGGCGATACGTTTGATTTCCATATCCAGTACACCAAGGGTGGTGAATAACCTATAGGGGGGCTTCGGCCTCCCTATTTCTTTAAGGATCAATTATGGCTAGTGAAGTTGGTATCTGCTCAAACGCACTAAGGAAGCTTGGAGACGAACCTATTACAGCGTTAACGGATAACTCCGATAGAGCGCGTCTTTGTAATAACTTTTATCCACAAGTTAGGAACGAGTTGTTGGAACTCCGCAACTGGAACTTTGCAATAACTAGGACTTCATTAGCTTATGAAGTCGCTACTCCAGAGTTTACGTGGGCTTACCAGTACCAATTGCCTTCCGATTGTATCAGGCCAATACGGAACCAATACATTGACGAAGAGTATAAGATCGAGGGGCGCAAGATATTAACGGACGCGGCAAGCTTGAATCTTATTTATTTGAAGAAGGAAACGGACCCCAATCAATATACCCCCACGTTTATAACGGCTTTAGAGGACAAAATGGCTTCCTGGTTGGCGTATCCGGTGACCGGTGATATTCAACTGCAAGCGTTGTGGGAGCAGAAGTACGAAAAGAGCTTAAAAGAAGCGAGCTATATGGACGCGATCAGTGGCGGGACTCCGCAACAATTATATGCGGAAACCTTGACCGACGCTCGGACTTCTAACACTGGTTTTAGCGTTGAAAGGATTGACCTGTAATGCCAAAAGTTTCCCCGTTAATAACTAATTTTTCTTCGGGCGAATTAACCCCACGTTTAGACGGTCGCATAGATATCGCTAAATACCCTAACGGCTGCGCTACGCTTGAGAACGCAATTATATGGCCGCAAGGAGGCGCGTCAAGGAGGGACGGGTTACATTTTGTCGCGGAGGTAAAAGATTCTACAAAACAAGTCAGGTTGATAGAGTTTGAGTTCTCGACGACTCAGGCTTATGTTTTGGAATTCGGCGATCAATACATCCGTTTCTATCGGAACAACGGGCAAGTCGTAACTACCACAGGCTCGGAGTTAGTGACTAACGGAACCTTTGGGTCTGATATTGCGAGTTGGACTGATAGCAGCGTTGGTACTGGATCGATTGCCCATGATACCGATCATATGAATATCGTCTCAACTGATTCGAGCAATTATGGTTACGCGGAGCAAGGTATTACTACCGTAGACGATACTAACTACCAATTGGATTTCACCGTTACCGGCGGGAGTTTAACTCTTGTTATTGGTTCGACTACCGGCGGGACCGAAGTTAAAACCGCGACCAGTTACGCTGCGGGGACTCATAACGTTATATTTACGGCAGAATCTACGACAACTTATATTGGTTTTTACCATCAAGAATCCGCGACTATTGACCTGGATGATGTAGGTTGTAAGGAATCCATACCCTATGAGATATCAACGACGTATCTGGAAGCTGATTTATTCGAGATTTCCTACGCGCAAGAGGCAGACGTTTTATATCTAGCGCATAGAGATTACGCTCCAAGAAAACTTACTAGAACGGGTCATACCAGTTGGACATTAACCACAATACCTTTT